ATAAAAACAATATGGGATTCATCCAAGACCAACTCAAAAAATTATCTGAGCCAATTATAAAAGCTACGATCGCGGAGTTGAAAAAATCTGACTCACCAAAGGTGACAGAAGTTCCAACTCAAATGCAGATCGGATATTCGTACACAGGAGGTGCGAAGAGGAAGTACGGATCAATGGTTGATTTTGACTCATTGCGTACTTTCAGCGTGGTTTATGATGTGGCTCGGGTTTGTATTAATCATCGCAAGCGACAAATTAATAATCTTGAATGGAACATCGTACCAAAAGACGACAAAGCAGATCACGATAAGTTCACTAAAAGAATTGAAACACTCACAACATTTTTCGAGGAACCAATGCCCGGGATGGACTTCAAAGTTTGGGTGGATCGATTACTGGAAGATGTTTTGGTTTTAGACGCGGGAGTTTTGTGGAAAGATAGAACATTCGGTGGTAAGACCCTCGGGCTTTTGCCGATTGATGGATCAACAATAAGATTAAAGGTGGAAGAGGATGGCACAGTTCCTATACCGCCAGAGGTTGCGTTTCAACAGATTATTTGGGGGCAAGTGCATGGTGAATATACAACAGATGAAATGTACTACAAGATTATGAATCCACGCACGACTTCGCCTTATGGTTTGAGTCCGCTCGAATGTTTAGTGATCGGTGTGGATGCGGCATTACGTTCACAGATGTCAAATTCAGCGTTACTTTCTGAGGGTACTGTACCTGAGGGTTTTTTATCAATGCCTGATACATGGAACCCTGAGCAAATTAAAGATTTTCAGATGTGGTTTGACACATTATTAGCTGGTAATTTTAATCAGAACTCACGCATCAAGATGATCCCGGGCGGAAAGGGTATCGGGTATATTCCAACAAAAAAGGCGGAGGATATGCGCATGTTAGATTTTGAAAAATGGTTACTCATGAAAACTTGTGCGATGTTTGATGTACAACCGCGCGATATTGGTTTTGAATTAAATTCAACACCTGGTAATGGGGACAGTCAGCAAGAACTCGGCAATCAGCGCGGACTTGTACCGATGGCTAATTTCTTAAAGGGATTTTTTACACAAATAATTTCGAAAGATTTCGGAATGAGTGACTTAAAGTTCGAATGGAAAGGTCTTCAGGTTATTGATGATCAGTTTGAAATGGATCGTGCAAAGTTAATGATTGAGCATGGTGCTATGACGATTAATGAAATGCGTATTGATCAGGGGTTAGATCCTTTAGAGCATCCGTCAGCTGACGAACCAATGATTTATGCGACTGGTGGTCCTCAGCCATTAATAGTTCTTGATAAAGAGACTGAGCAGGCATTACTACCGCCCGACCAGCGAGAACAGCAACCTGAGCCAATTAAAGTCAATCCTGATGGATCACCATTCAAGGATCCTAATGGTGATGGCACTGCACCTGGTGCAGTAAAAGATAAACCGCCAGTGGATAACAAGGCAAAAATGGAGCTGGATGAGATTGAAAAGTGGGAGTCAATGGTTTTAAATTACATGAAACGCGACAAGGGATTGCCAGATTTTAAGGCATCATTTATTGATAAGTCAGCGGTCACACTAATCAACGCACGACTTTCTATTGCAAAAAGCAAAGACGAGGTTAAGGTGGCATTTAAACCTTTTAAGGAGGATGCACAAGAGCGCTCGCTCATCTCTGAGGCCTTGAGTGTCAGTGCTAAAATAAGCGGCTTCAAAAGAAATAAATATGAACGAGTTGGATCAGGCACACAATAATCTTAATACTCTTATTAAGGCAAAATTAAAAATCAACCCCGGACTCGAGAGCGTTGAGAGACGATCAGAGTATGGGGCAATGATTAATACTTTTCATCGTGGGTTTGAAAAGCAAATTGCTGATTTTCTAAAATCGGATGTATGGAAACAACTCGATGAAAGGTTTCACGCGCATGCGACCAAGGCGGACCCGAACCCACCATATCGTTTATGGACTGATGCGGACTTCAAAGGCGTGCAAGTTATTGTGGATGACAATTTGGATCCACTCGCGGATGTGCAACCAACAGAAAGTAATGATCACAATATGACCGATATGTTCGGTGATTTTCTTATTTTAGTTTTCAATTTGGGTGGTCAAGATTTTTTAAATAAACACAACATACCAAAAACATTTAATCTGACAAATGAGAATATTTCAGATAGTGTCAAGAGCCAAGCTTCAGCATCATTTAGTGGTCTTGATGAAACGACTAGTCAGTGGATCGTGGATCAAATTGCGACTGGTCGGCAGAATGGTATGAGTGATTCAGACATCGCGGATAGTATTCGCGATCAAGTTCCGCAGACTTATATTAATCGTGCGGAGAGAATAGTTCGCACAGAAACAGCACGCATGGTTGGTCAATCTGAGCATGTAACAGCAACGAAAAATGGGGCATCACATAAAGAATGGGTGACTGTCGGTGATGGTGGAGTATGTGATTTATGTGAGGGAAATGAAGCAGTCGGTACGATTGGTATTGATCAGAGATTCCCTTCAGGAGATAGTTTAGAGCCAGCACATCCAAACTGTCGATGTTTGGTGGAGTATTTATTCACGCCATTCATGTCCAGTATATGGTCTGGAAATTGACCTGTGGATATTATTTTATTAATTATAGTGATATACTATTTTATATAAAGCGGTGGTGGGGTATAATATTCGAACATAGATATGCATAAAAAATATGAAAAAAATATATATGTGCCTTTTACCAAAAAGGATGATGATACTCGAATGGTTTATGGTTATTGCACTTCCGAATCTTTGGATTCTCAAGGTGAGGTGATTCTGCGTGAGGCTATCATTAAAGCTTGGGACAAGTACATGGAGTATGCGAACGTTCGTGAGATGCATCAACCCTCAGCGGTTGGGATCACGAAAGAATACACTCATGACGAGAATGGTACTTGGATAGGCGTTAAAGTGGTCGATGACAAAGCGTGGAAGTTTGTGATGGAGGGTGTGTATAAAGGTTTTAGTATTGGAGGTCGTGTTGTTAAGCAAAAGAAAAATATTATTGAGGAAATCATTTTGAGTGAGATTTCGCTCGTGGATCGCCCTGCGAATCCCGATGCAAAATTTTCTATCTCAAAAGTCGATGATGGACTCGTGGATCAATTACAATTAGAAGCTAATAAATTTATTATGAAGAAAAATTTTATTGATTTTGAAGGTGTGAAGTATCATGAGGACCCAGAAGCTCCGGGAACTCCATTACTCGTCAGTGGTGAAAAAGTTCCTTGGACTGATGAAGATCAGAAAGAACTTGACGAAGCTAATGCTGGTGGTGAGCATGTTGAGACCGAAGAAGAAAAGACTGCTCGATTAGCAACAGAAGAGCAAGCCAAGAAAGATGCGAATGTTGCCGCTGGATTAAATGAAGATGGCACTCCAAAAGAAAAAGCACCCGAGGGTGGTGAGGGAGCAGGAGAGGGTGGTGGTGCGGATGCTGGCGTTGGTGATGGAGAGGGTGAAAAAGGCGAAAAGGCCGCACGCACTGAATGGATGAAAAAGGCTCAGGGTGCTGGATTATTAAATAAGGATTCCAATGGTGTTCTATTATTGGCGGAACTTTTGTCACACTTTGAATTCGTTGCAGATTGTTTTGGTGACGATGCAGAAGATGTGCAGATGTTAATGGCGATCAAGACCGCGATAATGACTGCATTGAAATCTGAGGCTGATGAACCTGAGATCGGATTGGCGGAAAAGACAAAGGGTCTCCAAAAAATGTTTGGTTCTGAACTTTCAAAGGCGGTAGCGCCATTGGTCGAGAAAATGGGTAGCTTTGAAAAGAGTCTCACTAATCTTGAAAAAGAAATTGAGGCTATCAAAGATATGAGAGTTTCTCCTAGACCAAAGGGAGCGCAACCTGTTGAGAAAGTGATTCAGAATGGTACGGAAAAAAGTAGTAAAACTTATACGGAAAAGAAAAAGGCCGTAGAGGACATCGAGAAAGAAATCGATGAGTTTGCAAGGACTGAGGGTGCCCGCGTAAAAGCGGACTCATCCCTCGCTCCATCGTTCATGCAAAAGTCAGCAGAACTTCATGGGAAGTTATCTGCGGCCAAGCTTGAATTGTCTGAAGCTGGTGAATAATAGATCTCGTTATAAGGATCGTCTGAATCATTTGGATCATTTGGAACTATTGCATTAATAGGTTTCTTAATTTTACAAATAACATTATTATGAAAAAAGAAATGATGATGGACGAAGGGTTGTTAAAATCAGCCCTCAACGATCCGAATCTTTTGGCTCAAATCGCTGGTTTTATTCAGAAAGCAGTTGTGACCACAGGTACATATGCTTTCAGCCCAGCTAGTCGTTCTATCTTTGTCGCGGAAAACTTGGATCCGATCATTAAGTTGATCATCCCGACAGCTACGCCAGTGCGTAACTTGATCGCGCGATCAAAGGGTGCTGGTCAAGCTTCAGCTTGGAAAAAGCTTACTTCTAAACTGGACCCATCAGCCACAGGTGCAGGCACTTCGATATTCTTCGCTGATGCTGGAACACCTAGTGAGACGACTCAAACTTATGTAGTCAGTACAGCTGCATATAAGTTGCTCGGTCGCAAATTGTCAGTAGGTCTTCAGCATATTGCTGCATCTGCAAGTAACCCAGGAGGTACTGCCGAAGATGAGATGCTCCGCATTAAGACCCTTGAGGTCATGCTCGGAGAGGAATGGGCGATAATCAATGCTGACTCATCTGCGGATGGAAATGCGTTCGATGGTTTGCTAAAACAAATCACAACGAACTCAGGAACTGCCGCATTGTTGACTGCTTCAGGAATTGCCGCATACGATCAGACTATCTTTGAAGCTGGTGGTAACGCCACTCACTTGCTGTTGTCCCCAAGACAAAAGCGAGCGATCATGGATGATCTTCAGTCTTCAGGTTCCATTCAGAGAATTGTGACTGCAAACGACTCAGGTCGTGTTGCTAACTTAAATGTTAGGTCAATCCTTTCTCCGAACACTGGAAATGAGATTGAATTCATCGTGTCGAGATACATGGGCAGTTGGGCAACATTGCTTTCTATGACTTCTCCTGCGGGAGAAGCGTACATGGATATGCAAGACCTGATTCCGCTCATCAAACTCGATGTGCCGGTAACGACTTTTGCCAAGGATAGCTTCGTTGTTGAAAGCAACGTATTGCGAGTCATGGCAGAGCCATATCAATATAAAATAGGAGGTTTAGCATAAATCATATTTATTATTGAAATAAAAAGCCCCCACATCGGGGGTTTTTTATTTATGGTAATATAAAGATATGCCAAATTTTGGTTTTAAACATTCAGAAAAAACAAAGAAAATTATAAGAAAAAAAAGATCATTGCAAAAAATTACAATTGGTATGAAGAAGGGATTGAGTATTGGTTGTAAAAAAATATGGACATTAGAAATGCGTGAGAAAGTAAGACAAACAGCAATCAAAAGAAAACTTGGACATGGAAGAGGAAGTGATGCTGGAAATTGGAGAGGAGGAAGAACTCGCATTGTTTTAATTTACAGAAGATGTTTGAAATATGCGGAGTGGAGATTAAGTGTTTATAAAAAAGATGGATTTAAATGTAAAAAATGTAAGTCAAATAAAAATTTAGAAGCTCATCATATTAAATCGGTAGTAGAAATTTTTAAAGAATATAATATAAAAACAACTGAACAAATGTACTCTTGTGATATTTTATGGGATGTGTCAAATGGAGAAACTTATTGTAAGGATTGTCACAAAGAAACTGATAGTTTTGGGGTTAATTAATTCACTGCACCGCGTGCAGTGAATATGTGTATTTTGACAAGTGAATAAATTTGATATACTTAAACTAATAGAATGACAATACAACTACCACAAGGCAATAATAATTTAGGAGACTTTGATCACGCACAGATGCATCGAGCTGTGGCTGTTGACGATAAAGCCCCTGATGAATCTATTGTGGTCAATCCCGATGGTACTGTATCTTTTCCCTTTGGATTAAGCACAACACCAACTTATGGTGAAATAGTTAATGGATCGGGAATAAATTTCACATTATTAAAAGCACCAACTCAATGGTCAGTGATAATTGGAAATCGAACAAGATTATATCCGAATATTGACTACACAATTTCTGGTGCAAATATAACAATGATTAATGGAAACACTTTTAATGCTGGGGATATTTTGTGTGATTACCTTTAAAAATAATGTTAAAATAAATATATGTCATTAAAAGGAAAAAAACAAACAGAAGAACATATAAAAAAAAGAAGGTTAGCATTAAAGGGAAGAAAATCACCAAATTTTTGGTTAGGTAAAAAAAGAAGTATTGAAGATATTGAAAAATTTAGAAAATCACATATAGGTCAAATACCATGGAATAAAGGAAAAAAGATACCACAAATGTCAGGAGATAAACATCCAATGTGGAAAGGTGGTATTTCAAAAACTAAAGAATATAAAAGTTATTACAGAAGAAAAAATAAAATGATGAGGAAACAAGTACCTGGTTCTCATACATTTTATGAATGGGAAATATTAAAAGCACGATATAATTGGACTTGTTTATGTTGTAAAAAATCTGAGCCAGAAATTACACTTACAGTTGATCATATTATACCTGCGACTAAGGGTGGTTCTAATAACATAGAGAATATTCAACCATTATGTCAAAGTTGTAATTCAAAAAAATCAGTAAAAATTATAAGTTATTTGTAGTATAATAAAAATATGAAAAAATTTATAAAAAGTTTGGGTATCGTAGCTTTGGGAATATTTTTATTTGCTGGTGTTGCAAATGCGGTATCACCTTGCTCAGTACCTTTTGGATGTACTGGGGTAGGGACTTTAACTGGGATAATAAAAGGTAATGGCACGTCGGCATTCAGTGCAATAGTTTCGGGGACTGATATAAAAACAATTAATGGATCATCAGTTTTAGGAAGTGGTGATTTGATTATTAATACAATGGTTTATCCTGGTGCAGGTATACCACTTTCAACTGGTAGTGCTTGGGGTACATCAATAACAGACAATTCAGCGAATTGGAACACTGCTTATGGATGGGGTAATTGGGCATCAAATTTTGGTACTACTATTGGAACGATCGCACAAGGTAATGACTCTAGAATTAATAATGGGCAAACTGCATACGGTTGGGGAAATCATGCAAGTGCCGGATATCTCACAAGTGCGAGTTCGTTGGACCCATCAAAGGTAACTCAATCAGCGACATATAGATTTGTTTCGGATACAGAAAAATCAACATGGAACGGAAAGCAGGATGCATTAAATGGCACAGGATTAGTCAGGGCAACTGGCACATCCATTTCATATGATAATTCTACTTATTTAACTTCTGTTGGAACTGGGGTGGCGAATGAATTAACTTATTGGAGTGGTACGAATTCTTTAGGATCACTCGCAACAGCGACATATCCATCATTGACCGAGGTTTCATATTTAAAGGGAGTAACGAGTGCAATTCAAACGCAATTAAATGGCAAGTTGTCATCACTTTCAGGTGCTTTACTCGCAACAGGAGCCACCACAGGGGCAACCTCGCAGGCACAGGCGTTCACGAATGGTGTCATTACAGGCAAGGTTTACCCTGGATCGGATAGTACTACAGCTTTGCAGTTTAATAAGGCAGATGGCACCACAAATGTGTTAAATATTGATACTACAAATGGTAGAGTCGGCATCGGGACGACGAGTCCGGGGAGTTTGTTGACGGTGGCTAATGGTGATATTCAACTAGATAATTCTTACTATGTAAAAGGGAAAAATACTTTGGGAACCGTCCTATATAATCTTTTGGGAGTCGATGGTTCTAATTATCTATCAATGAACGGGCCTTTAGGTATGAGATTATTTGTAGGTGGTGTTGAAAAAGCTAGATTACAACCTTCTGGCGGATTATCACTTGGAAATAGTTATTTGGCGACTGACCCCGGGGCTGGGTCAATGATAGTAAACGGCAACGTCGGCATCGGGACGGCGGCGCCGTCGGCAGCATTACACGTCTTTGGTAACAACGGAACGGATGGAATCTCAGCATTCTTTGGGATAGATGCTGCCCATAATGGGATAGCAATTGGCAATAACGCGACTATTGGCTACATAGAGGGAATGTCCACACCGACTGGCACTCGTCAAAACATGGCACTGAATCCAAACGGTGGCAACGTCGGCATCGGGACGACGGGACCGAACTCCAAGCTAGATGTTCAAGGTGGCGATTTGTTGACAGGAAATGGGTGGGGGTGGGTGATGACCAAAACTGATGGTAGTCGAGCGAGAGCTTTCTATATTGATGCAAGTAATAACACTTTACTTAGAGGCGTATTTGGTGACTTGGGTTTAAGTTCCGCCGCTGGAAATGTAATTTTGTCTCCCGGCGGTGCTGAGGCGATGAGATTAACAAGCACTGGCAACGTCGGGATGGCCACTACATCGCCTACGAATATATTATCTTTTGGTGGAAATGCGGCACGTACGATTTGGATGGAAAGGCACACCACATCCAACACCGCAGGCAATAATTTAACGATTCAATCAGGAGGAGCTACACCAACCGCCACTGATAAAAATGGTGGAATGTTTACTTTAGCTCCGGGGCTTTCCACAGGCACAGGATTTTCTTCAATTAGACTACAAGGACTTTCAAGAGCTGCATCAACAGGTACAACTGATAATACTTTAGAGGATAGAGTAATAATACCTGCAGTAAAAAACCTAACCAATACGGGAGCTATCGGATTATTTGATGTGGCATTGCCGACACTAGCCACTGCGGGTGGAATGGTGGACTACACAATCACTGCAACAGATGGAACGGATATGCACAGCATTTCTGGTAGAGTAATTTATGATGTTGTAAATAAGGGAGGAGTATATACATCACAAATGAATCCAACAGTTAATACTGTGGCCACTTCAAATATTGGAGGAACGAATGTGCCAGTATTTACTATTATTACAGGGACAAATAAATTCACAGTTACTGTAACTGATACAGATTCTTTAACAACAACAGTATTACAAATCAGATATACGATTCATAATAATAGTGGATCAGCAATAACACAATTGTAGTATATGACCGTAATTGTCTATATTCACTGCACCATCTGCAGTAACTATGGTAAAATGGGTATATGAGAAATATAGATAAAAAAGGAAGATTTGTTAAAGGAAATAAATTGAATGTTGGCAGAAAGCATTCACCAGAAACTATACTTAAAATGAAAACTGTGGAAAGAAAAGTATCATACTGGAAAGATAAAGTTATGCCTTTTGAGATAAGAGAGAAAATGAAAAAAGCAAAATCTGGCAAGAATCATCCGAACTGGAAAGGTGGAATAACTAAAATTAGTGCAAGTTTAAGAAATTGTAGTGAATTTAAACAGTGGCGAAATAGTGTATATCAAAGAGACGAATCAAGGTGTAAAATAAATAACAAGGATTGTGGTGGTCGAATTGAAGCACATCATATTTTACCTTTCAGGGATTATCCTGAGTTGCGATATGATATAAACAATGGAATCACTTTGTGCAACAATCATCATCCTAAAAAACATTCAGAGGAAATTAGGTTATCTCCGTATTTTAAGGAACTAATTAAAGTTTAATAGTTTAACAAAAAAATTATGATAAACATTCAAGATTTTAATTCAAAAAAAGAAAAAGGATTAGCTAGAGTAATTGAGGTGACAGATGAAAATATTATTGTCGCATATAAACAGTTTGATTTAGAGCAAGCAAAGATGGGAATCATTGCAGAATTACCTGAGGAAGTTTCAGTACAAAGTCTAAAAGAATTAAATGATCAAAAGGCGAGTCTTCAGGCTGGTATAGATGTAATTGATTCTTTACTAAATGATTTACCACCTGTTAAAAAAATTGAGGCATTACCAAGTTAATAAAATTAATTATGTCAGTAGGATGTAAAGCAAAAGCAATATTCAATGACCCATTAGTGAGATTCAACAGTATTCAATGTACTTTCAATGGTGATGTGAATAGGGTCGGTGGGTTGATTGGTAACAGTGGGTTCGATTATAAGCCACAGGACTTCAGTGGGTTCGATTATAAGCCACAGGACAATCCAAATTCAAGTGATGATAATTGTTAAAATATATGATTAAATCAAATTACATAAATGTATCAGAGTTCGCTCAATATAATTCTGAATTAGATTTGTCGCTTTATACTGCGATAACGATTTCGGGAATGATATCTCGCGCTTCAGCTGAAATGGATAATTTTTTAAATTATTCTTTAGGTGTTGAAGAAATTGTTGCAGAAAAAAGTGAGGCAATGGTTTCCAATAATGGCAATCTTGTAATTTATACACGCAAGGTGCCAATCATTTCAGTGTCTAGTATAAAATTAAAACTTGGAACTGTTAGCCTCAATCTTAATTTAACAGATGGGAATGGGAATCCTCGATACGACATCCCTGCGCGCGCACGATCGGTAACATATCCTTATCAAGAAATTTCAATGACTGGAGTTTTTTCAGTAAGAAATTTCTATCAATTGCGTGGAGTAGAGTTGTTTTCACAAATTGATTATAGAGCGGGATTTGAAACGATACCCGATGACTTAAAAGATGCTTGTAATCTGTGGGCTAAAGATATATTTATGCGGTCAACCAATCCAATGGATTTAAGAGGGATCTCTCAAGGCGCGATTACTATGTATTTCAGAGATAAAGATGATAGTGGAGATGGTGCATATATGAGGCAAGCAAAAAATATATTGCAAAGCTATAAAAAAGTAACTTAATATGAAAAATTTACCACATTCAATTTTTAAAGTAGGGAGTATTCCTTGGAATAAAGGAAAGAGAGGACTTCAAGTTGCATGGAATAAAGGTAAACCAAACACATGGACAAAAAGTTTTAAACATTCTCAGGCAACAAAAGATAAAATGAGAATAATAAAAATTGAAAGACCTGTTAAATATTGGCTTGGTAAAAAAAGACCTGAAATGTCTAAAGTATTTTCAAAAATTAATACTAGTAGAAATCAATCAGAAGAAACTATCGAAAAAAGAATGAAAAATATAAGGGGAGAGAATCATTGGAATTGGCAAGGTGGAATTTCAAACAGAGATATTCACTCATTAAATAATCCTTTGTATAAAAAATGGAGAATGAAAGTTTTTACTAGGGATAATTTTAAATGCAAGATAGCGGATAAAAATTGTGATGGACAATTGGAAGCTCATCATATTTTAAGATGGTCGGAGTTTGAAGAATTAAGATACGAGGTTAATAACGGCATAACATTATGTCATTTTCATCATCCTCGAAAAATAAAAGATGAAATGAAGTTATCTCCTTATTTTAAGGATTTAATTAAAATGTAATAAAATTTCTTTCATAATTTACAAAATCACAGCTGACCTTTTTCGACTGAGTAAAGAGTCGGCTGATTCTGATCGCGAAAAATATGAACGCATATATTCAGGATTAAAAGTAAATATTCAACCAGCTGGATTGGAGTATGTGGCCATGATGCCGGACGGTGCGATCGGAAAGTTATTTAAATGTTTTACAACATATTCAGGATGTCAAATTGGAATGCTTTTAGTTAGTTCAGGCACAACTACTGTTTCTGGAATACGTTATGAAATAACAGGGATTGAGGATTTTAATGGACCTCTCGGACACCATTATGAATTAATAGTAAGAAAATCAACAAGGTAAAGATGATAAATATTAATTTAAGTGAGATAATAGGTTTAGGAGAATCGTTTGATCAAATCTCAAAATCTGTTCTCGATGAAAATATTAAACAAGGTCTTGTGATCGCTGGGGCAGCAGTGCAAAGCGAAGCACGAGGACTGGTGCCAACAGATACTGGAGCACTTAGAATTAGCATCACGAACAGCGTTGGAGAGGAGAGTTTATCTGGTGTGTCGGCTGTGGTCGGTCCCACTCAACCTTATGGTAAGGATATTGAGTTCGGGCGACCGCCAGGTACATATGTTTCGCCTGTGGCACTTATGGGTTGGGCGAAAAGAAAAGGACTTAATCCATATGCAGTTTCGAGATCAATTCAAAACAAAGGATCCCCAGCACAACCTTTTATGTTTCCCGCTGCGGATAATCAGTTGAGTAATGTTATTAAAATTATTAGCCAAGCGGTCGTTAATGCGTTTAGTATTCTTTGAGAAATAAAAATTATGCGTGAAACAATTTACCAAGCAATCATCACTTTATTAAAAACTTGTACTAAATTACAAGGCGAGAATGGAACGATCAGAGTATATGATTTTCCATTGACAGCACCTGATGGATATCCTTATGCAGTTGTCGGCAGTGAATCTCTTGAAAGTAGTGTATTGGATAATGCAAGAGATTCGAGGCGGTACAATTACCTCGTCCAAATTGTTGGTGAAAAATTTGGATCAGAGGGGGCAATGACTCAAGAAGAAGCATTGTCAGCAATGAGAGCCACAGAGGATGCAGTGCTCGCAATATTTGATCATAAAAATGGATTAAATTGCTCATCAGTCGTTCGTACGATGCCAACAAAAGCAGAGTATGGATATACAGATAATAATGCACGTGTAGTTTTGACGATTCACTTCTCAATTGATACAATGGTAGATATAACTTATTAATTAATTAAAAATTATGTTAAAATGGGTGTATGGCTAAAAGTGGTACAACATTCAAAATAGGGCATCATCATTCATTAGAAACGATAGAAAAAATTAGGCAGAAATTGACAGGAAGAAAGATGACGGATGAACATAAGGAAAATATCCGTAAGGCAAATGATGGTAGATTATTTCATTCAATGACAGATGCGATTCGCAAAAAAATTAGTGAAAAATTAAAAGGAGTACCCATCGGGAAAAGATATGAGATGACTGATGCAATACGAAAAAAAATGAGTATATCTGGTATTGGTAAAAATGCAGGAAAAAAACATGGAAATTGGGTACCAGATAGAAGTAAGTTACAAAAATACGGAGACGATAATAAAGACAGACGAAGTTCAGCATACAATTCATGGAGGAGAGAGGTTTGGAAAAGAGATGGATTTAAATGTAGGATTGCGGATCAAAATTGTGATGGCAGGATAGAAGCACATCACATTCTAGGTTGGATCGACCACCCAGAATTAAGATACACAATTAATAACGGCATAACTTTATGCCACTTCCATCATCCTCGAAAGAGAATTGAGGAAGCTAACCTTTCACCATACTTTCAAAAATTGGTGAAGAATATAAAATAAATTGACAGTACAAACTGGTCGCCTTGGTTGGATAGCATTATCGGTTGAAACAACACCGGGGGCACCAACCGCACCTGTAGACTATATTCCATTTTTAGATTGTAGTTTATCGGAAAAGATTAATGTTCTAGATGATGCATCTGCGAGAGGTACTCGTGACATGCATCCAGAAAATTCACAACTTGGTAAACAATGGGGTGAAGGATCGTTAAAAGTTAATTTGGATGCAAAGTTATCTGGGTACTTAGTTAAAGCTGTAATGGGTAATGATAGTCCAGTGAGTGAGGGTAATGGAGTTTACACCCATACTTTAACTGAAGATGGATCAAATAATAATCCGACATCACTTTCGATTATAGTAAATCGATCAGGAGTTGATAAATTGCTTTTCCCTTATTCAGTTGTAAATTCTTTAGAGTTATCTTTTAGTGATGGATTCGCTGAATTAAATGCAAGCATTATGTCAAGATTTCCATCTGCATCAAATTCTGGAGTTTTAGTTACTAATTCTGGATTCTATTATGCTTTCCGACACGCAACAATTCAGGTTGGGTCAAATATCACTAACGCAGCGAATAGTCCAACACCTTTGAAGATTCGTAATTTCAAAGTCACAGTAAATAATAATTCTGAAGCACAATTTGTGGCTGGTAACAGAGATGTTGATTCTTACATTCAGAAAAGTTTTGAAGTCAAAGGAAGTTTCGTTGTAGCGTTCGAAGATACAACTCAAAGAGATGCATTTTATAATTTAACAAAACAAGCTATGATCGTTAATTTCCTCGGTAATGGAATTGGAAATGCGATGAATGAGTTTGTTAAATTACGATTTTATAAGATTCGTACTGATGAGAATAAAATAAACTTACCACCGAATGACTATGTGTCACAGAATATTTCATTTACGGCAGAATATTCGTCTGGTGATTCTGCAACCATGGACTGGGTGATAAGGAATACTAAAGCTAGTTATTAATAGTAACTTTACTGCACCATCTGCAGTAAAACATAGCCTTTGATTTAAAGGTTTAATAGAATCAACATGAATACAATTGAGGCAGTAAAAGAGATTAAAACACCATCAGGAGAACACGAACTCAGTGTACGTGCATATCTCACTGGTGTTGATCGTAGGGAAAATCGCAGAATGATTTTGCGATTAAACGATGAGGGTAAGACGGCAAAAGTGGAAGGCATTGAAGAAGCTGAAAATTTCTTGATTACAAAAATCATCTTAAAAATAGATGGTAGTGATGAGAGAATTGTTGAGCGAGTTCTTGAAATGAAAACAGAGGACTACGACTTTGTAGTTGATACCGTAAATGAAATATCTCAGGGTCTAACTAAAAAAAAAGTGAAGACATCAGG